CTTTCTTTACTACCAAAACATCCGGTTCGGGCATCGGATTGAGCCTGTGCAAACAGATCATGACTTTGCATGACGGAAGTATCAACGTAAAATCGGAATCAGGGAAAGGAAGTTGTTTTATTCTTACTTTCCCTAAATGAGAATCACTGAAAGCCTCCTGAACCTTTGGGAGTGATGTAATAATCTGGGTAGCAGAAGAGGAATTATCCTCTGCTACCCAGACTATTCGTATCGGGATTCAGTTCCTTGACAGCCTCTTTGACTGCTTTGTTACTCGGCTTGCGATATGCTTCCGCCTGTTGTACGGGGACAATCTCATTCACCATTCTTTCATATCCTTTTTGCTCTAACAAGTGCACTTCTTTTTCACTTGCTTCGTTTTGTTTTTTTGTTTTCATAAGGCTTTTCATTTTTAATTTCTTATTTAGAGAACAGAAAACAGCGAAAGATGGTTCATACCCACAGATTATTTATGTATATCTTTTCCATCATATACAAACTAAATCCTATATTTGTGCTTTCATTCCACTTTATCCTCTTTATAGATTATGAAAGAAAACAAATACGATAACAATCGCTTCTTTAGCCAATACTCGCAAATGTCCCGTTCGGTGGATGGTTTGAAAGGTGCTGGAGAATGGCACGTATTACAGAAAATGCTCCCCGATTTTGCAGGGAAAAGGGTGTTGGACTTAGGTTGCGGATTCGGATGGCATTGCATTTATGCAATAGAACATGGAGCAACACGTGTTACCGGAATTGATATTTCCGAAAAAATGCTTGAAGAAGCCCGGAAAAGAAACTCTTCTCCACTCATTGAATATCAATGTATGGCTATCGAGGACTTTGATTTTCAGCCGGATTCTTATGATATGGTTATCAGCTCATTAACTTTCCATTACCTCGAATCTTTTATAGATATATGCCGGAAAATTAATCATTGCTTAACTCCGGGAGGTGCTTTTGTCTTTTCCGTAGAGCATCCGATATTTACAGCTTACGGCGACCAGGATTGGTATTACGACCAAGAGGGGAATCCTATCCATTGGCCGGTAGATCGTTATTTTACAGAAGGTAAACGCACGGCAGTCTTTCTGGGCGAAGAAGTGGTCAAATACCACAAAACATTGACTACCTATATAAATGGCCTCCTTCAAACCGGATTTGAGATATGCGAACTGATAGAGCCACAACCCGACGAAAAGTTGTTGGATACTATTCCGGGAATGAAAGATGAACTACGGCGTCCCATGATGCTTCTGATCTCTGCCAAGAAAAAAAGTGAGGCCGCAAAGTAATGAGATTCAAGGTATTGAAAAATAATAAATAAAAAACATTCGCTTAGCTATTGTTAATTAAAAAATACTCCCTATCTTTGCACCGCTTTTGGAAATAATAACCCCAAAGTTTTCGGGGTGTAGCGCAGTCCGGTTAGCGCACCTGCTTTGGGAGCAGGGGGTCGTGGGTTCGAATCCCGCTACCCCGACGAAAAAATCAAGTCAAGAAAAATTGAATGGTGTTGAGCTGATACAGTTTGTATCGGCTTTTTTCGTTTGTGTAAAATAGGTGTAATTAGACCTCGTTTTGGGGCAAATAAAGAGGATAATTCTTTGAAATATCTTTGAACAGGTTTTTAATTATATCTCTATTTTAATCCATTTAAGGGAAAATAAGACAATTTTCTATCAAATCAGACCGATTCAAGCTGTTTAATGCGATTTTAAACCTTTAAAAAACATTAAAACAGTATGGCAACATTTAAAGCAATTGTATTTAAGGGACATCTAAAACAAGATGGAACATCAAATATTAAAATTAGAATCTATCACAATAGAGAGTCACAGTATATAGCCACTTGTTATTTCATTCAACCTGAAGGAATGGATGGAGTCGGCCGGATCTTGCCTAATGTGGCAAATGGAGAAATGATAGAGTATGAGATCAATGCATATATCCAAAAGATCCGGAGAGAGTATTTAAAGCTAGGACAAGATAGAACACAATTTATGTCTTGCAAGGATCTAAAAGAACAAATAGAGAAATCTCTTGCTCCTGATGCCGAATTTATTGATTTTGTAGAGTTCGCTCAAAACATAGTAATTCAAACTAAAAAGAAGAAAACAGCCGAATGGTACAGTTCTTCTATTGCTACCCTATGCTGGTACACAAAAAGAAAAAAGATAGATATTAAACTCATCACCTCATTCTTGCTAAATAAGATGATTAAAGACCTATATCAATCAGGTCCAGCCGGTATTCCGCTAGAACCCGGTACGATAAACCATTACCTTAGGGGTTTGAGAGCACTATACAACAAAGCAAAACTCCTTTATAACAATGAAGACTTTGATATCATAAGAATCCCCGGTGATCCGTTTAAGAAGGTCGATATTCCAGAGTATCGAAGGAAAAGAAAGAATATAGACATCAACACATTGCTAAAAATCAGAGATTTTCAGTCTGATAAAATACGTACCAATATGGCACGTGACGTCTTTATGATGATGTTCTACATGATGGGTATTAACGTCAATGACCTTTATAGTATTTCGTGTGAACGCCGAAGGAGAATAGATTATAAACGTTCTAAAACGAATACGGAGAAAAATCTGGACCAGGTAGCACTCTCTATTAAGATCGAGCCGGAACTTCGCATATTACTAGACAGATACACAGAGGGGTACTTCCTCTCCTACTTTCACACTAACTACAGCAATTTGAATAATTTTATGCGAGCTATAAACCTTGGTCTGAAAGATATTTGCATGAATTTAGAACTTAATTTTAAAGTTACCTCCAATTGGGCCCGCCACACATGGGCTAGTTTAGCCAGAAACAAAGCGGGAATCCCCAAAGCTGATATTGACTTCTGCCTAGGACATGTTAACAATGACTACAAGATGGCTGACATCTACATTGATATAGACTATAGCATTTGTGACAAGGCAAATCGTTCTGTTTTGGATTTATTGCAGAAAAAAGAAGAAAAAAAAGACTGAAACGTTTGCAAATTAAAAAACTCTCTCTATATTTGCAAACATAATGGTGTCGAGCTGGATAAAACAATGTTTTTATCCGGCTTTTGTTGTTTCTATAAACTTCAACAGCTTCATATTACTGAATCCCTTCTCTTCTCTATGTTATGCGCCATAAAAAACAATGACGCATGGAAATAACAGTTTCAAAAACAGCTTTATTGGATAAGCTGAAATCAATCGGGCGAATCATACAGCCCAAAAATTCATTGCCAGCTTATGACAATTTTTTGTTTGTAATCGACGAATTTGGAATCATCCTAGTTACAGCAGGTGAAGAAGGTGGACGTATATCTACAAATATTGATGGTACCGCAGACTTTATCAGTTACTCTTTCATGACTAATGCCAAAACATTACTAGACGGACTAAAAGAGATCCCCGAGCAACCACTAGTTATAATTATACTTGAAAAGGAATTGATTGTTAAGTATGTCAATGGAAAATTCTCAATACCACTTGAAAAGGGAGATCAATACCCATCCATGAATACAGATAATACCGCTACCCCATTCTTAGTATCAGGTAACGACTTATTATATGGAATAAAACAAGTATTATTTTGTAGTGCCAATGACGAACTTCGTCCGGTATTGAATGGAGTCTATTTTGATATAGGCCTGGATTCTATGTCGTTTGTCGCAACAGATGGAACTCGTTTGGCTATGATTGAAAATCCGTCACCTTACACACGAAAAGAACGTGGAGCATTTATTCTGCCAAGTAAGTTTGCAAAACTCCTTTCTAATATTGTTCCGGAAGATTGCTTAGAAGCAGAGATCTCGGTAAATCAGACCAATATCTTATTTGAATTTGAATCATACCGGTTAACTTGTCGTATGATCGAAGGCCGGTTCCCCAATTACCGTGCTGTTATTCCTCAAAAACAGCCCAATCGTGCAGTATTAAAGAAAGCTGATATAGTATCAGCTCTAAAACGTGTATCTGTATTCTGTGACGAAAATTCATCTTTAGTAGTACTCAAGTTTGATCCCAGCTCTCTAAAAATTGAAGCTCGTGATTTAGACTTTTCCAGGTCAGCTGAAGAAACGGTAACTCTGCAGTCTGGTTGTAATATTGAAATAGGCTTTAAGAGCAGTTTCTTAATAGAAATGATCAATAATATCCCCTCGGAAGATATTACTATCAATATGAGCGATCCGTCGAAAGCCTCAATCTTTACCCGCTGCGATGAAGAAGTTCGTAGCCTTACTTATCTATTAATGCCTTTATCAATTAATTATTAATGCTATGGGAAAAGAGAATCAATCATTCAAACAGGTTATTCAATCTTATTTAGAGCAACGTGCAAAGAGGGATTCCCTCTTTGCCACCTCTTTTGCGAAGCAAAACAAGAATATAGATGAATGTTGCAATTACATTATAGGCGAAGCTAAAAAATGCGGTGGTAACGCTGTATGTATGTCTGACGATGAAGTCTTCGGGCTTGCAGTTCATTACTACGATGAAGATAATATCAAAGTAAGTAAGCAATCAAATTATAAGGTATCAACTGGAAATGTGAAAAAAGAAACAGTTACAGAACAACCGGAAACTAAAAAGCCGGCTTCTTCCCCTAATAAGCGTAAAGGGAAGAAAACAGAAATACCATCAGGACAATTTTTATTATTTGAAGACCTATGAAACCAAGAACAAAACTACAGTTTAGAGTAGCAGGTTTAAGTAGCCAGCTACCTAATATTGAGAATATGATGATTGACTGGGCTAAAAGCGATTGTTTAAAACATATAGGATATGCAACCAAGTCACGTGTTATATGTATGGAGTGCGGGCAGCGCTTCTCTCCAGAACTTGTAAAGCGTAAGCGTGCTATTTGCCCTCATTGTGGTGCATCCTTGAAGATAGAACAGTCAAGGAAGCGTACAGATAAACAAACGATGTTTATTGCCAAAGCGGAAATTTGTGAAGAATTCCAAGTTATCCGAAGCTTTGAATTGATTACTTACTATCAGGCAGAAGCGAATCCTCGTTATTTTATTCGTGAGATACTGCAACATTGGATAAAAGATGATGGCAACCGGGAGGTAGTAGCTCGTGCAAACAATACAGGACATTGTGGATGGTGTGGAGATCTGGAGATACGTAATAAAATTGTTGGATCATATTATTACAGTTGTAGTAATGATGTTTATTGTGAACGCTATCATCCAGCCTCCGTCTTTAGACCTAAGTATATTCAAATGGGTATAGATTGTAAATTACGCGGTATGTCATTTCTTACTGCCACCAATACAATTCCCCATTCTCCCAAGGCTGAAACACTTCTAAAGGCAAGACGTTATGAATTAATAGATTATTTCGAGGGACACCGTTACAAGATTGATATGTATTGGCCGTCTATTAAAATTTGTCTTCGAAATAAATATCGGATTAAGGATGTTTCCATGTGGTTTGATTATCTGAAACTACTTGAACATTATCGTAAAGATTTGCATAATGCCCATTATGTCTGCCCTAAAGATCTGAAAAAAGCTCATGACTTGTATATGGTAAAGAAGAAGCGTGATGATGAGAAAGAACGTAAGGCTAAAGAAATGCAACGATTGCTTAAACTCAAGAAGGAGGCAGAGAATTATATCAAAGAAAAATCGAAGTTCTTTGATATAAAGCTGTCTGATGGTAAAATAGTAGTGATACCATTGAAAAGCCTCGAGGAATTTCAACAAGAAGGTGAAATCATGCATCATTGCGTTTTTACGAATGAATATTTCAAAAAAAAGGATTCACTTATTCTTTCTGCTCGAATTGGTAAGAAACATATTGAGACCGTAGAGGTCAATTTAAAGACATTTAGTATTGTTCAGTCCCGTGGAGCCTGCAATAGTAATACCGAGTACCATAACCGTATTATCGGACTCGTAAAAAAGAATATGAACTTAATACGTCAGAAACTGACGGCATAGCATACAATGACCTATATAGATTATATAAACCAATTTTGGAAGATGAATCGAAGTGTAGAATTCAGCCCGAACGAAGTCTTTTTGTACTTCTATCTCTTGAATGAGTGCAATATTCGGGGTTGGCAGAATCCGTTTGAACATCCCAACAAGACTATCGTCCTCGCAACCGGTATATCAGAGAAGACCGTCATTGAAGTTAGGAACAGATTGCAGCAAAAAGGTTTAATAACTTTCGAATCGGGTAAAAAGAATGCAAAATCGCCAGTTTATTACTTACTTGACGAAAGTAAAACGGTAAGTAAAGAGGTAAGTAAAACGGTAAGTAAAAGGGTAAGTAAAACGGTTAACATTAAAGATAAGACTAAAGACAATAAGACAATATCTCCCTTACGCGTGGGAGAGCTGTTTCCGGCTGATAGTTTTTTCGACAAGTCTTTGGACGACTGTTATACTGAACTTAAATCGAATCGATCATGGGCGGAAACAGTAACGATGAATACTCGTTCTTCCGGAAACCCTGATTTCACGCTAGAAGCCTTTTACGGGTTCCTGGAGAAGTTCTTTATGAAATTGCAGAATGAAGGAGAAACGGCGAAGTCGCCTAAGGATGCGATGTCTCACTTTGCCCGATGGTTGACATTTGAACTTAAAAACAAGAAAGATGAACGGAGAATTAATAAAAACAGGGATGCAGACAGTACTAAGCCCGTCGCAGATAGTCCAGGTAACGGCAGTAATCCGAAAGGAGTTAACTCCGATACAGAAGGCCTTACAGGCTGGATTGACAGCCTCTCAATTGGTCGCTGAATGGAGTGGAACAATCGCACAATTAAACTGTAACGTCTCATTGTTTGATGTGGCCAATGCAGAGAATATCCCTACTCTAGCTGACGTAAACAGGAGCTTTAGCAATTCGACATCAGTAGAGATCATTACTGAACATTTGAAGTCAGTATTAAGATATGCCGGTGTTGAACTAACCGATGCTCAACTGGCGGAAACAGCCTTATCAATTTTGTCTAGTTACTGGTACCTGAACTTAGCCGAGTTATGCATTTTCTTCTCCCAGCTAAAGAATGGCAGCCGAGGACAATTTGTGTGGGGGACGAAAATCAACAATCAAGCTATCATGGTGGCACTTGCCGATTTTTGCAAAGACAGACGTAGAGAGATTGAGCATAAGGAAAACATCAGGATACGTCAAGACACGGAGAACGGATATTCCCGATCAGAGACATTGTCTAAAGACATCGTTCTAGGTACAAAAGGTATTAAAAACGCTCGAGAAGAAGCAATGCAAAGTTTTGAAGCCTTTCTGAAGTTCTTCCCACATCTACCGGAGAAGTACGATGCTAAAGTTCTATGGAGAGCATGGGGAGGCGACAATGAAGCTCTGCATAAAATCTACGGCGAGAAGATTCCTGCTAAAGATGTGGCCGAAATGGATATAGGAATGTATTTGTGTAATTACAACATTGCCAAGGGTAAAGAGTTGGAAAAATAAATGCGGCCGGCGTACCACCACCGACCGCTTTCATAAGCATAAAGCTTTGTATTGCTATTAGGAACAGCAAATATATAAAATCTTTATGCATATGGCAAGTGAAGCAGTAAATAATTACATAACTAAGCGCTACGAGCGATGGCTTGATTACTCTTTGTATCATTGTGGGCTTGCTGGCATTTCAGACGAAGCAACAGATGTCCTAAATGAGGTCATATGTTCGCTCCTTCAGAAGCAAAGCAAGCTACTTGATAAATTACTCGACACAAAGAAAAATGGCTATACAGAGCTTGATTTCTTTGTTTTGAAGATGATAAAGTTGAACGCATCCTCTCCTACTTCACAGTACCGGAGTAGATACAAACCTTTACCAGTGGATGATAATGTAGATTATTCCAGGCTGGATATCGAAGATATTTCAGATGATACAGAAGATCGGAATGCTGAAATATTAAACAGGCTGCATTTGGTAAGAGATACATTCGAAAACTTGGAACTCGGAGATTTAGCCGCACAAGTGTTTGAGTTTCATTTCTTCCAAGATGGAAATTTCTCTGAATGGGAAGGCCCGGAGACATTAAAGCAGCTATATGAGATATATAACGGAGTACAAGAACTTATAAGAAAGAAAATTAATGGAAGTTCATTGTTCTAATTTGTAATATTATTACTTTTGGTGGAAAAATAACAAAGGCATGACTACAGAAGAAAATATGATTCCAATAGAGCCCTATCTTAAGGACTTTAAACAATATCTTGATGCTAATTCAAGATGTATATTATCTGCTAAGTTTGGTAATGGGAAAAGCTACTTTATTAGGAGTTTTATTAAAGAATATTCAGATGATTATCTGTTTATTCCGATATATCCTGTAAATTATCAAGTAATGGATAATAAAGACATATTTGAATTGATAAAAAGAGATATATTAATTAAACTACTTTCAAGTGAAGAGATTAATATCAATGAAATAGAATTGAATGCGGCTTCTTTATTCTATTACTTTTTCACAAATAACCAAGAAGATAAGCTTTTGGATATTTTGAGCATAATCCCGGATATAAACATCTATGGAATTGACATCAATCTTAGCAATGTTATTAAAAAGCTCAAAGAAGTAAAGGATAAATTTGCAACATATAAAGAACAATTTAAGTCAATTGATAAAACATCAGAATTATATATTACCAAATTCGATTCTTTAAAAGGTTCAATATATGAATTTGATACCATTTCACAACTAATTTGCGACATCATTCGAGAATATAAAAAGAAGAATCCAACAAAAGAGGTTGTACTAATTATAGAAGATCTTGATAGAATAGACCCTGCTCACATTTTCAGAATACTCAATGTTTTCTCCGCTCATTTTGATAGATATACTCCTGGACTGGTGGAATTTGATAAAACATGTGGAGATAACAAGTTTTGCTTAGATAAAATAGTTACAGTCTGCGATATTGATAATATCAAGAAGATATATGCCCATATTTATGGAGATTATACTGACTTTACAGGTTATATAAGCAAATTTTCAAACAGTAAAGAATATATCTATTCATTAAAAGAAAAAATAAAATGGTATATTACCAATGTGTTATTGGATAGAGATTTGAAGAAATACCCAACAATCTGTGACTTATTATCACGTATCATTATTTCATTGATGGATGATAAAAAAACTGCAGAAAGTAATTTGCGTATAATAAAAGCACGTATCGGTAAAGCCAATAATTTAATAAGAAAGCAAGAAATAAAATTAAATTTGAAACTTGGAGGAAAATATATTACTTCTGATTCTGACTGTACAAAGTTGTTAGCTTTGTTGAAAGCATTTGGAATTGACTTCAACAAAATTAATGTAAATACTGCTTATGATGAACTTGTGAAAATTATAGGTAAATACTGGGTTTTAGTTCCTATGTTTGAAAAGAATATTATTTTTGAAGTTCAAAAAAACAAGATGGAAATTGTGTACTATAGAGAAATTGAACGAGGGGTTAAAGATTGTCAGCGGTATACTACTGTTTATAATTGTATTGATGGTGATCAAATTTTAGACTTTGATATACCGATTTGGAATGCAAAAGAAAAAGTTCCATCACTAATCTTTGGTCAGATTAATAATATAGTTGATTATCTTAATAAAAAATTTATTATCTAATATATACGTTTTTTTACAGTCAAGCATAATAAAAAGGAAATAGTCAAGGAATCTATATTTTAATTGAAATTCCTTGGTCATGGAAGAAAAAGAAAAAATTACAATTGATCCCCGGAACTATCGTATCCATGGGGACGAAAACAAGCGGCTTATCCACAAAAGCCTTGTTGAATGTGGAGCCGGTCGGTCCGTGTTGGCTGATCGGAATAGTGTGTTAATCGCTGGAAACGGTGTCTATGAGGAAGCTCAAAAGCTAGGACTCAAAGTACGAATTATCGAGTCCGATGGTAAAGAGTTAGTCGTTATTAAGCGTACCGACTTATCTACGGAAGATGAAAAAAGAAGGTTGCTTGCCTTAGCGGACAATCATACTTCCGACACTTCTCATTTTAACTTCTCTGCTATTGTTGAGGACATCGGCCTTGATAAGCTAAGTGACTGGAATCTGGATATTCCGAACTTCAACATCGATGAAGATAAATTAGATGATTTCTTTAGTGGAAGCACACAGCTGGTATCCAAGAAAGAAAAGGTTTTGATTTGTCCTTTCTGTGGTAAAAACGTGCACGAGAAGGAGGGAAAACATGATTAAAAAGGTCATAACATATAATCAAGTGATCGGATTTCACTCCTATCCGGATGCTCCCGCTTCGTGCGCATATCTATCGAAACGTCATCGGCATGTATTCATTATCAGTTGTGAGTTCAAAGTGTCACACAATAACAGGGAAATCGAAATTAATACGATGCAAGAACAGCTTGCGGCCAATTTACAGAAAGAATTTGGGTCGCCATGTGAGTTCGGCTCATTTTCGTGTGAAGATGTCGCCACATGGCTTTTAAATCGTTTTCCAGAAATGTCGGAAGCTAAAGTACTGGAGGACGGTTTCGGTGGATCCATTATTCAAAGATAATCTGAAAGTCCATTTTGCCGGATGCGAGAATCTAGATAAGCTAACAGCACTTCATTCTGTCGGAGTTAAATACTTCCTATTTACTTGCTATCCATTCGTAAAGCAGATGCTGAATGGGAAACTTTCCAATAGGAATAGGAACAATATCATTCCTTCATTAGTATCTTCCCTTGGTGAACATGTAATCATGGATTCTGGGCTTTTTACTCTGATGTTTGGAGCTGATAAAGGAAAGCGAGACGAAGCATTCCTGTACACTTGGATGTTGAAGTTAGTTGAGTTCGTGAAGGAAACGGGCTTCAAAGGTACATGTGTTGAAGTAGACTGTCAGAAGATCCTCTCTCCGGAAATGGCATGGTCTTTTAGAAAAGAAATGAAACGACTTCTTCCCAATAACAGGATAATCAATGTCTTTCATTTGGAAGATGGAAAGGAAGGTCTAAATCGTATGATTGATTTCTCCGATTACATTGCGATAAGCGTTCCAGAATTAAGAATACACAAGAGTTGTACCTATAAAACAGATGTTGCTCATTTGGCTAGGTATATCAAGCAGAGAAAGCCACAAATTGACATACATCTGTTAGGGTGTACCGAATCGAAGATGTTGAAAGAGAATAGCTTTTGCACGAGTGCTGATAGTACGACGTGGAGTGCAATCGTAAGATGGCCGAAATTGCCTTTTGTCATTAATGGAAAAAAGATACCGAAGTATATCGGAGATTTGGATGAATCTAAACTGTTGGAGTTTTATGCCGGAAATGTGGATCAGCTAATAACTAAATATAGATTCAACTCCTGTTCTAAACTCACATTGGCAAAAGTATGTTTAGCAGGCGAGTTAAGCCTGCACGAATATGATTATTTATTAGGTAACCAAAAATGAAAATTATGTATACAGTAAAAAAGCGTATTGAGATTTCAGCTTCACATAGCTTGAAGCTATCCTACGAAAGTAAATGTCAGAACCTGCACGGGCACAATTGGATTATAATTGTTTGGTGCCAGGCAAAAGACCTGAATTCCGATGGAATGGTAATTGATTTCAGCCATATCAAACAAAAAATACAAGATAAGTTGGATCACAAGAATCTGAATGAGGTTCTTCCATTCAACACAACTGCGGAGAATATGGCAAAATGGATTTGCGGTCAGGTACCGGGATGTTTTAAAGTAATGGTACAAGAATCAGAAAATAATATTGCGTGGTATGAAAAAGATTAATGAGATTTTTTATAGTATTCAGGGAGAAGGTTATCGTACTGGTACTCCTGCTGTTTTCATTCGTTTCTCCGGATGCAATTTGAAATGTCCCTTCTGTGATACACAACATTCTTCCGGAAGAGAAATGTCAGATGAGGAAATTATCAAAGAGATTTGCTTCTACCCTACCCGCTTCGTTGTTTTGACCGGTGGCGAGCCGGGATTGCAGGTAGATCGAGAGTTTATCAATAAGCTCCATCAGGCAGGGAAGTTCGTTCAGATAGAGACAAACGGGACCGTCCCTATTCCAAGAAACATTGACTGGGTGACTTGTTCGCCTAAAGAAGGCAGCAAGGTTATTATAGTCAATCCTCATGAAATAAAGGTCGTATATACAGGACAGGACCTATCAGCCTATGAAGCAATGACAGCAGCCGTGTATTATCTACAACCATGCTCCTGCCAAAACACAGAAGAAGTTATTAACTACGTAAAAGAACACCCTAAATGGAAACTAAGTCTACAGACACAAAAGATATTGAATGTACAGTAAGAACAATCTTATCGTACATTGGTGACAATCCGGAACGCGAAGGATTAAAAGGAACACCGGAACGTATTGTCAGAATGTGGAAAGAACTATTTCGCGGATATGATCCTGAACAGGCGCCGAAAGTAACAATTTTCCCCAATGGTAAAGATGGATTATCCTTTAATAGCATAGTAGCAGACTCTGGTACCTACTACTCAATGTGCGAGCACCACATGATGCCTTTCTTCGGAAAGTATTGGTTTGCCTATATTCCTAATCCAGAAGGAAGCATATTAGGTATCTCAAAGATTGGCCGTGTTATCGATTATTGTGCAGCCCGTTTACAGGTACAGGAGAGATTAGCTCAAGATGTCGTTATGATGATAGTGGATGCACTCGGAAAAGAACACCCACCGCTAGCTGTTGGAATAATTATGGAGGGTGAACATCTCTGCAAATCGATGCGCGGTGTGAAAAAAGCAGGAAAAATGCATTCTTCTTTCTATTTTGATAATGGAAAGTTGCCTGAATTGAGGGCTGAATTATCACAGTTTGTTAGTTATGGTTAATTTATGACAGAGAAGAAGAATCCGGCTGAAAAGAAAAAAAGAGGGCGTAAATCGGAATACAGAATAGAGTTCTCCGATCAGGCCCTAAAGCTTTGTTTGTTGGGTGCAACGGATAAAGAGCTAGCCGAATTCTTCTCTGTTTCCGAACAAACATTGAACAAATGGAAAAAGGACTATCCCGAATTTCTTGAGTCCCTAAAAAAGGGAAAGAATATTGCAGATGCTAACGTTGCATCCCGTCTTTATAATCGTGCCATCGGCTATGGCTGTAAGGCGACAAAATTTGCAACATCCGAAGGAAGAATAACAGACTCTAAAGAATATATTGAGCATTACCCACCTGATACGACAGCTGCTATATTCTGGCTAAAGAACCGGCAGCCGGAGAAATGGCGTGATCGCAAAGAGATTGACGCAAATGTGAATCTTAGCGATGAACTAGAATCAATGACAGATGAACAATTAACAGCTATCGTACGTGGCGAAAAAGAGTGAGAGAGAAATATTACTTAGGCGAGCGAAAGCAGCGACTATACTTCGTAAGCGTGAAGCCCGGAATGATTTCTGGGCTTTCTGCTTATACTACGACCCTAAGTTCTTCGCCAAACGTCTGTTTCTGAAAAGAATTGCAGAAGCATTTATGCGTGTATATTCATCGTACTTAGCGAATATTATCTACCGCCTTGCTGTCAGTATGCCGCCACGTGCCGGTAAGTCTTATATTTCCTCATTGTTTATAGCCTGGATGTACGGTCACTTCCCGGAAGAATCTGTAATGCGTAACTGTTGCTCTGATACTCTTTACAATAAGCTGTCATACGATACCCGTGATATTGTAAAATCTAAGCGTTACAAAGAGATATTCCCTGATATTCATCTGAAAGGTGATAAACAGAATGTGAAGAGCTGGAATGTGGAAGGCGCTCGCCAGGTATCTTATTTCGGTGGCGGTGTTGGCGGAACTGTAATCGGTTTCGGTGCATCAATGCTCGCTATGACCGACGACTTATACAAGAGCCTGGAAGATGCATTATCCGACAATAATAACGAGAAGGTATGGTCTTGGAAACAAGGTACACACGATTCCCGTATTGAAGGAAGCTGCTGCATGATTGACATCGGTACACGCTGGTCTTCTAATGATGTCCTCGGACGCATGGAAGAAGCCGGCAAGTACAATGAAATCATTCGTATTGCTGCGCTGGATGAGAACGACGAAACTTTCTGCGCCGATGTACATACTACAGAATATTACAAGGAATTGCGTTCTGAAACAGATGAAAGTATCTGGATGGCCGAGTATATGCAGGAGCCGTTTGAAGCCAAAGGTTTACTGTTCCCTAAATCTTCTCTTATGCGCTTTAAGAGTATTGATATTGCAGGAAAGAAAGCTGATGGCGTAATCGGTGGTTGCGATACTGCAGATAAAGGAGATGATGATTTCTGTGCACCATTCGCAAAGGTATTCGGTCCAAAATACTTTATCACTGATGTTCTTTTCACCAAAGATCCTGTAGAAATAACAGAGCCTCGCTTAGCTCAAATGATTATAGATACGGGATGCGATCAAATGCGTATCGAGTCAAACAACGGTGGACGCATATTTGCTATCCATGTCCGTAAGATGGTAATAGAACAAAAGAAAGCATGTGAAATACAGGCTCGTCCTACAACACAACACAAACCTACACGTATCATCATGAAAGCTGGATGGATAAAGAAACATTGCGCTTTCCTTGATGAATCAGAGTACGCCAAAGGTTCAGACTACGGTCGTTTCATGAAAGCTCTTACCAGTTACAAGCGCGAGGGTGATAACGCTCATGACGATGCTCCGGATGGCATGACAATCCTTGCCGAATTTGCTGAAGCAATCGGTCTAAACCTCAAAAAGCAAACCCGCAAGGTGGGCCGCGGATAATATCCATTCCTATAACTACATAAAGAATGTTGTAATCACATCCCAAACGAACCAAAGAATTTGGTTGTCTCTACTTTGTTCTTGATATAAGAACCATTTGATAGCATGAGCCACTCTTTTAAATACCTTCATTATTATTTATTTTTGAAGAATAGCTTTCGGTTAGTATCAAGGTTTGAAAAAGACCTATTATCCCCAAAAGCGTGATTGGCTTCTGCTTCTGCGAAATACGTATAAATTTAGTGAACTTAAAAAGACAACATTGAAGCGTTTTCACAGCCAATTGATTATCAATAAAATAAGATTCGTCAGCTGTAGAAACGATATCTTTTTCAGCACTTTTCAGCACTTTTCCGGCACTTTTACCGCCAAAAAAGGACAAAACAATGCGCTTGGTCGGTGATTTTTTTCTGAACATATATTTTAAGAGAAAAGTATATGCCGGACATTAAGGATATTCTAAGAAATGAGGACTTCGGAAGCATAGTAGGCGATTTATGCGTTGATACACGCGAGAACCGTAATCCTCGCGAGTATATGGAAGAATACGATGGCGACAGGACTCGACGTAAAGAATCTGTCGGATATCGCGAACCGAAGAAGATCGCTGTATATTCAGAGACAGAAAAAGAGGTTGATCCCGATACAGGAGAAGAAAAGCCAAGGAGACTGGAGGATAAAACTGTAGAAGTCGCTCAAATTGTGACTAATCTACCAAAGAAGATAGTTCGTACCTCTGTTGCCTTTTTGTTTGGTGGTGAAATGACTATCACAGCTGAAGACCCAAATAACGGTTTTACCGAGTTTAAGAATATCTATAAGCGTAAACTCAAGATGCAATCAGTATTGAAAGAGTTTGCTCGCAAGGTATTGTCTGAAACCAAAGCTGCTATTGTTTTCTATCCGGTTACCCGGGATGATGGTAAAAGCCAGCTAAAGGTTAAAATCCTCTCTACTCCTAAAGATAGTAATGTCGAATGTGAATTCTATCCACATTTTGATGAAGACGACGATATGGACGGCTTTCTCTATAAATACAATGCAGAGGTTAATGGTCGTACTTGCGAATGCGTGAAGATATACACGAAAGATACTATCTACTCCGGTGTTATGGATGGCATTTGGCTGGTAAAAAAGACAAAAAACCTCTTTGGCAAGATTCCGGTAGTATATGCCGAGGTCGATTGTCCTGATTGGGACGATGTTGCTAATTTGATGGATAAAAAAGAGATGAGACTTTCCCGTTTGTCAGATACGAACGATTACTTCTCTGAACCAATTCTAAAGACCTATGGTCTTGCAAACTTACCTAGTAAAGAAACTGTAGGCAAAGAATTGAACTTCGTAATGGAAGTAGACCCTGATACCGGTACATCATATCACGGTGATGCAGATTACTTAGCGTGGCAACAGTCCTGCGAATCTGTAACACTTGAACTTAACCAATTGGACGACGCCATACATTCCGGAGCTTCCAGTCCTGATTTATCAATGAATAAGCTAATGGGGTTAGGTAATTTAAGCGGAACATCTCGCCGATTTATGCTGATTGACGCAGAAATTAAAGCCAGTGAGCAGATGGAAATTTTCGGTCCTGCAGTTCAACGTACCGTGTCAATAGTTCAAGCAGGAATGGCTAATATTACACATACTAAGTATGCAACACAGCTAAATGATAATTTTATTGAGGTGGAGTTTGGCAGTATCCTCCCACAGGACCTAGCTGAAGAACTAAAGAATCTTGAAACAGCATCCCAATTCAATAGCAAAGAGACGATTATTAAAAATTCACCATATACAGATGATGTTGAAGAAGAGCTAGCCCGCAAGAAACAAGATGAGAAAGATACCGCTCAAAACAATTCATTCATAGGAGCTACACTTTAACTATGCCTGAACTTTCCTTCTACGATAAACAGCATATACAGAAAGTTGCTGCACAACAGGCTGTAATAGCCAATATCTTTAATCAGTTTATACTTTCTGTTTCCCCGTATCTCCGCAAGTGGGATGATGCGGGGAAAAATAACGTATGGCTACGTAATCAGGGAATAGAGAACGCGGTTGACCGAGAACTGCTGAATCTTGAATCAATGTTATATGCTAATATTTCCGCATTCCAAAAGGATGGCTGGGAACGAGCAGAGAGAAAGAATGATGATTTTATTTCCCAGTTCATCAAGGGAATGGCTATTTCTAGCGCAATTAAGGATGGAATGTTTACTCATAACCTATCTGCATTTGAGGCTCTAAAGAATGATATAGATTCCAACGGTCTAAAATTGTCTGATAGAGTTTGGAATATTACACAGCAAACGAAATCGCAACTTGAGTTCTATCTTGATAGTGGAGTAGTTTCCGGTCGTAATTCGAACGGAATCAGTAGCGATATTCGACAGATTCTTCACAATCCTCAAAAACGTTTTCGCCGGATCCGGAATGAGAAAGGTGAATTGGTTCTATCACAACCGATGAAAGATTATCATCCAGGGCAAGGTGTATACCGCTCTGCATACAAGAACGCTCTCCGAACATCTGCAACAACTACGAACACTGCTTATCGTAGCGCAGACTATGAACGTTGGAGTAAACAGGATTTTATACTAGGAATTGAGATACAGCGTTCGGCCAATAATCGCGGACCGTGTAAGATCTGTGATGCGATGGTTGGAAAATATCCGAAAACATTCAAGTTTACAGGCTTCCATCCTTTCTGTATCTGCTTCGCTACTCCCATTACGATGGAACCAGAAAATTTTGCTGATTTCCTGCTGAATGACACAGTTCCGAAAGAGCAGGTTATTACAGACATTCCCCAGGGAGCAAAGGATTTCGTCAACGAGAATAAAGATGGATTGCAATCGGCTTTCTGGTATAAGGATAACTTTACCAATGATGGAGGACTACAAAGAGAAATAGTTTCCCAACCTATTACGAATGAAGTTATAAAGGTTTCTAGACCTAAACGCATCAAGACTGATGCAGAGAAAAATGATATTCAAAAAAGATGGGAAGAACGATTTGCGAGAAACTTCAATCAAACCAAGATTGAGCAAAAAATTGGTATTAAGAGAGGTGAGGAAATGACTTTCGAAGAAGCTAATGAACTACGGGGAAATATAAACTTCGGTAAAGGGAATGAATATGGGGTAAACTGTCAATCTTGTGTTGTTGCCAACGAGTTGAGACGACGTGGATATGATGTAACAGCACTGCCTAATCTTGAGAAAAAAGGGAATATTCCCCACGAGCTCTCATACAGAACTAACTGGGCATGGATTGATCCGAAAACGATGGTTATGCCTGTCAAAAAAACAGCAGGTGGCATATATGATGTAACCAGAACAGGGGCTTTAAAAAGCAAAAGTATAAAAGAGTTAACCAAGGAACTGGTTGAACTAGTAAAAGAGCCAGGAAGATACCATATTGATTTCTCTTGGAAAGGTCGAAATTCGGGGCATATTATTACTTTGGAAAAATCACTTGATGGAAAAATAGTCATATATGATCCACAAACTGGAAAAATAAAAAATTGGGGAGAACTATCAAAGGAAATAAGCCTGAAATATGGAGTCAATGTACTACGTGTGGATAATCTTCTAGTAAATACTGATATTATTAACGGAATAGTGAAGAAATTATAGCAGTGTCTCTGAATATCCTTTTGGCATAGAAGTCATTCCCATGATATCTGCCGATTGTGTATAAGGAGCCAGTGTAGCAACGTCATCTTTTACAAGGATAAACCGAGGATAACCAATACAACGCCCTTCATCTTCTTTCCGGGATGCTGTATATGCCAAATAGCCGTTCCACTCTCCATAATAGAAAACTTGATCGAATCCATTTTGAAGAGCGAGCTCTTTAGCTTTCTTTCTATATTCTTTCTTCTTATTATCCATATTGCAAATGTATGCATTTGATTCTGAAATAAAATATATAAGCAGGAAAAATTTACTCCCAATATATTTTAAGGAAAAAAGTATGAAGATTTTAGCAACCATCAAAGCAGCTTTGAAAAAAGCTGGAATTCCTGAAAAGTATGCGGCCAAGGTGCAAGCTCTTTTCGACATCGAAAGTGAAGAGAACCTGGATAACTATATTGGGCTATTCAAGGATAATATTCTTCCGGACTTGGTATCAAATGAACAAGGCAGTCAAGCCAGTATTGATGCTGCTATTGCCGCTTATGAGAAAAAACACGGTTTGAAGGATGGAAAACCTATTGAGACAACTAAGACTAAAAAAACAAAGAAGCCGAAAGATGACGAAGAAGAAGATGAAGACGAGAACGAAGATTTCGAAGGGTTGCCAGCTTCTGTTGTTAAGTTGTTGAAAGCCCAGCAGAAACAAATTTCCGAGTTGGCTGCATCTGTCTCTACTGTCGCTTCAACAGTCACAACTTCTACCAAGCAAGTATCAGCTAAAGCTTTGTTTTCAGATTCTAAACTCCCTGCAAAATGGTTCAATCGTATTGACGTCAACTCTGAAACTTCTGTTGAAGAACAGATAAAAGAGCTGCAGGAAGAATATGCCGAAATCAAACAATCTGTTATTGATGATGAGATCGCCGGTGGTGATTATAAGCCTAATTCCTATAAGCCTAAAGAACGTACCGAACAGGAATGGTTGAAGTTAATGGAGGACGAGGAAAGCTCTGATAATGGCACTGCTAGCCTTGGTCTGGAAGAATAATTATTAATATTTAAAGCTATGTTCAGAAAAAAACAAAGTGAATTTCAGTATGCTCCTGGTATCGAAAAGATTATCGAGGACATTCAGGGCGGTGGAACTATTGCCCGTGCGGAACTGAAGGGAATCATCGACGAGCTTCCTCCGCTTGTAATCGTTGGTAAAGATGCTAACGGTCTTTATCGTGTTGTTAAGACAGGAAGAGTTACGGCTGTCGCGGCTGCCGATGCTGTTGCTATTCAAATCGCAAAGAATCATGTGTTCAAAGTTGGCGAAGCAGTTACAATCGGCGGTGCTTTAACTGGTGCTTCTGATGTAATCTCTGCAATTGACAAGACCAATACAGCTTATGACACAATAACTCTTTCCGGAGCCATTGGAGCCGCAAAGATTAATGATGTCTTAGTTCTTGTTACTGCTAAAGCTGCTGCCAAAGCTGCAAAGTTCAAGTATACCCCGGAGGTTATCACTATGAACAAGGTTGATGTGACCGTAGCCAACCAGCAGTCAGGCCTCTTGGTGCGTGGTACTGTTAATGAAGCAGTAATGCCCTACCCTGTTGACGACGCTATTAAAGCGTTGCTCCGTTTTATCCGTTTTGTCTAATCCATTAAAATAATGATATATGGAAAGAAGTTTAATTAAACAAGTGAACCGTAAGAACATGGGAGCACGACTTAACTCACGTAAGGTTAAGCCGGTCTTCTTCCCTAACTTCTTCGGTGTAAAGCAGAAAGATTCTCTGAAATGGGAAACTTTGACTGGAGAGAAAGGTGCTCCTGTTATTGCAGACGTTATCAGCTTTGATTCTTCTGCACCGCAAAAGAAACGTGAAGTTGTAGGTAAGATGTCAGGTGATATCCCCAAGACTGCCGTTAAGCGTGGTATGAATGAAAGCGACTGGAACGAATACCGGCAACTTAGCCGTGATTGTGAAGGTGATTCGGATTTGAAATCTATCTTGGACCTCGCTTTCAAAGACCAAGACTTTGTATATAATGCTGTTCGTGGACGTTTCGAGTGGTGGTGTATGCAGTTGTTATCCAAAGGTGGATTCACCCTCAATTCAAGCAACAATAACGGTATTGTTACCGAAGAGTTTGTTGGTTGCGGTATGCCTAACACGAACAAGAAAGTATCTACCGAGGACTGGGCTAAGTCAGCAACAGCCGATGGTTTGCAGGATATTGAAGATACCGTAGTTTCCGCTTCTGCTGAAGGAATTAGTCTTAAATACGTTATCATGCGTAAAGACAAATTTGCTTTATTGAAAAAGCAGAAGGCGGTTATAGAAAAGGTAAAAGGTTGGATTAATCAGAAAGAAAAGCTGACTATATCCAAAAAGGTTATTAACGAGTACCTTGCCGCCCAGGAGAATACAGAAGGTGTTCAGATTGTTCTTGTAAGTCCGTCTGTTCGTATAGAGAACGCCGCCCATCAACGTACAACAGTAAACCCGTGGGAAGCAAACAATATCTGCTTCCTAGAGGATTTACAGTGCGGTGATATTCAGCACGGCCCTATTGCCGCGGAACATTCGGTTGAATACAAGAAGAAAGCTACCACGTTGAAAAAAGATTTTGTCTTCCTTAGCAAGTGGTCAGAACTTGAACCGTTCAAGGAGTGGACTAAAGCAGAAGCTAATGCCATCCCGGTAATCAACGATCCTGATGCAATGTACATCATGAAGACTGACGGTAAATCGTGGGCTGAAGGCGAAGATACTGAAAAAACAGACGAAGAAGGTTATTAATTATTATTATGGCAACAATCAGAGAAACAATACTAGAATATCCCTCTATTGGGGATATGGAAGGCTTCTTGGATAAGGTAGTCCTTGTAAAGCGTGGTGTTAATCCCGAAGATAAATGCACTGCTGAAAACATGAAGTCGGTCGGTCTTTGTGTCGCTGATACATACGCTATGATGGTAAACTCACCGGATTTCAGTGAAAATAAGCTTTCTATCACTCATCCCCGTTCTTTCTATATTCAGACTGCAAAGCAACTGTACATAGAGAACGGGGAGCCGGAGAAAGCTGCTAAACTTGGGAAACGAATCATTATCAAAGGAAGAGCAGGTAACAGATGGTAAAACGGTATCCACATACAGCAATAGTTACTATTGAGGCTAACGGGCGCTTAGTTGATGGTGAATGGATTCCTGGGAAACCGGTTGAAATATCTGTCCCCGGACGCTACGACCCGGTAAGCGATGGTAGAATCGTTCTCAAACGTAATTCGGCTGGTGATGAAGCGCAAGTACATGGCTATTTCTACTCCAAAAAGCAACCGCCGGCAGACAGTAAGTTTTTACGTTTGAAAGTCGCATCAAAGGGTATTGATGTACCGATTATCTGTTGGGAACCTTATCAATCACATTCAATTATCAACGTATGAAAAACGGCATGACTCCCCTATTCACCTTTGATGAAATGGAACGCTGGTTCGACCATTTTCAAAGTAAAGCAGAAGATAAGATGCTTGTTTTCCTGCAAGCAGGAGGTGAAAAGTTTATCGAAGTAGCCCGCCGGAGTGGCTCATATAAAGACCAGACTGGTAATCTTCGTTCCTCTATCGGATATATAATTGCAAAAGATGGGGAAGTTGTCAAAGAGAACTTCGTAGAAAGCGATAAAGGGACTGATAAGACAACTGGTAAGTATAAAGGGCGTAGGCTTGCAGAAGAAGTCTCTCTGTCGTATACTGGTGGTTATGTGTTAGTCGGTGTTGCAGGAATGGAATATGCGGCAGCCGTGGAAGCTAAAGGGTATGAAGTCGTTTCAGGTGCTAACGCGCAATGTGAGAAATATCTAAGGGATACGTTGAAATCTGTTTTTAGCAAGATTTGATTATGGATGAATTTGACGCTGTAGATATAGTTTATAATGCTGTGGCCGCTGCGGGCACTGATATTGTGATTTACAAAGACAAATCGGAAGCAGGTGTTAATAGTGAGCATATTGTTATCAATCATCTGCAATTGAATGAACTTGACTTTATCAATAAAGTGCCTGTCAATATCAATATCTTCGTTCCCTTGAATGATAATGGAATGAACCAACGTCAACGAATGAAAGAATTAAAGCGTAAGGTGCGAAAATCGCTTGATTCAATCAATAGTAGTGACGGAGTATGTAAAGAAGTGGAAGTCCTTTGGAGCGTTCCAATGCCTGAACTGAAAGAGGGCTTTGCTTGTACAAGTATTAGATTAGAAATTTTAATAGATCAATAATTATGGCAGGAGAAGTTAGACCTATCGCTATGGGCGTAGGTGGAATTAAATTTGGAACAGTCGGTGACGGCGTTCCCGGTGCAGATCTCAAAGATTATCCCCTTCCGACCAAAGGAAGTGTTGCATTCAACTTTGCGGATCCCAAAGAAGTGAAGATTGAAGTAGAAGGTAGTGAAGAACCTTTTTATGTTGAACTGGTGAAAGATACGACAGATTATGTCGAGTTCTCCATCCCTACTCCATCAAATGAGGTTCTTAAAGAACTAGCAGGTGGTGAAGTAGATACAACAGAAGGAAAAAACATCTGGAAAAAGCCTCTTAGTACTCCTTCTATCTCTAAAACGTTCCAGTGTGAAACATTACCTAAAGATGGCAAGAAAGTTGTTTATACCATCGTTAATGGTAAGATTGCCTCTAAGATTTCACAGGCCCCCGGATCAGAACAGGCAGAGTTGTTGCTTGTTCGTGTCTACATACAAGCAGCTATCACGGCAGCCGGAAAACAACAGACGGCCTTTATGCGTGAAGTTGTATCTATTGTCGATAAGCCAGTAGAATAATTTATTGGATTCCTGTATAGCTAAGTTGGTGAAAGCACTACATTGGTTATGTAGATACCGGCGGTTCGAGTCCGCCTGCAGGAGCAAACTATTTGAAGGATGGAGCTGAAAGTATTGAAGGTTAGTCGCGAATAACTGGAAATATTGCCTGGAAGTACAACGAGCTAGGCTCCTTGGATTATTTATGAGCATAAAGAACTTATTTCAGCAAGAATCGGAATCTGTAACGGGCCAGCCTGTCAGAATTCCATTTGATTTCACTAACCGTAATTCCATCCCTAAAGGAAAGGATCCCGGTGATTGCATTGTAATAAAACCTATCACAGTCAGGACATGGTTTCGGATTCGTCCTCTCCTACTTGCTATAGAGAAAGAAGATATCGATAAGATGATTGTGAAAGAAGGTGAGCTAAATTCTGATTTCCCGGAAATGATAGATAAATACGGAGAACTCCTTCTCGACATTGTTTGCCTAGGCATACATAATAAATCAAGCGAACCGCCGGGATGGTTCAGGGAAGTTCTTGCAGACAATACCACATGGGAAGATATACGCATTCTACTTAATGCGATTATATACCGCATTGGATATAACTCTTTTTGCACGTCTATCACGACTCTTCGGAACGTGAGCCCGGTAGAAGAAGCGGAGATAATAGCCGCTCAAAAGAATCTGGAAAGTTGGAAGGATATAATCAGAGTAGATTCTTAGTTATTGCAAAAGAAGCACTAGGATTGACCTTTGATGAGACTTTGGATAGTAGCTACGGATTAATAGAGATATTGCTTCAGGAGTACTCATTTATGATGAGAGAGCGTAATAAAGGTACAGATGAAAGTGGAGAAGTTGAAGGAATAGATTACGAATGGATAGAACTTCCATCTTTTGATGAGCCAGGTAAGACTGTCAGAATGAAAAAGTATCTAGATATTAAAGGAAAAGCTAATAGTTAAGGGAATTTGTTATCATGTTTATATATTAGGTTAACTTTTTTTTTATTAAATTGGTTTAGAGTATTTCCCTGTGTCTGTGAAGATATGGGGATTTTTTATTTATAGAAAAAGGCTATCTCTTCCCTATTCTTTCCGACCAAGGAACATAATCTTTCAAATGCTTTGGGATTATGTAGCAAAGGGAATTGATAGCCTTATATTGTATTTTCTAGGCCTATCAACTCCCCAAAGCATTTATCAAAAATCGTTCCTTGGTCTTAGAACAGTGCAAAGATGCTGATTCTTCCTGAAATAGCCAAATTTTGTCTCCTCTTTATATTTTAGATTTTTATCGGTTCGACTTAACCGATTGAAGAATAAACTTTTAGCGAATTATTTGAGAAATAGAGGTAA